ACTTGAAGGGAAATCATAAGCTCTTTGAAGAGGCCCCTCTCCAGGTTTAATGCTCCATCCTTTACCTCTTGCTCCACCAAGCCAAATATTGCAAGATGAGCTAGAGTAAAGATTGGGAAACATATCCTTTAATGGCTTATATGTATAAAGCTCAGGGAATTCGTTATAATATGTAATTATAAAGTCCTGTAAACGAGTCTTAAAGAAATCCGCCTTATCTCTATAATACTTCTTAATTTGATTTACTTGACTTGCTTCAGCAGCAATATCTTTCTCATCATCAGTTCTCATAACTCCAAAATTACCAAGCTTATAAGATATAGGAATTACTATCTCGCTAAGTACTTGATAAAGTAAATAAGGCTGAACATAATAGTCTAATAGCTCTTTATATCTGTAGTTATCAGAATCATCAATAGAATCACTTGGAAGTGGCTCAGGAGGTTCTATTGGATGAACTGGAGTATGAGGATCAATCCAATTAATACATTTCTTTTGTAATGCTTCCAATAGCTTAGTACCAATAGTTGACTGAAGCTCTACATCTTGGGCACTTGTGATGGCTGCTTGTAAATATTTACCCGATATATTGTTATCTAATGTAGAATTTGACTTTATATAGTCTTCTGAAATAAGCAGTACATTTCTATAGTTAAGTTGTTCCATCATAAATAAATTTATTGTTTTTATAAGGTCTATTTTCTTTTAAAGCTAAATATAATCCAGAACGTTCTCCATTAACTGATTTAACAGCTTCTTTCATTGAATTATATCTTGCAATAAAATTCCCATTCATATCAAATCTTAATATAGGCTTAACTCTAATAATTCGTCCTTTGGAAGCATTTCCAATTTTAATAAGTGTTTCCAAAGTATAGATTCCTTTCTTTCCTTTATTCCAGGGTGTTTTACCTTTTTTAGAATTTGACATTTTTGCTCTACTCTCATTAGAAAAAGAATACCCGTATGTACCTTCTCCTCCTGATGTTATATTGTAACCATTTTCAGGAGTATTTGTTTTATATTTATGTATCAATATCCTTTCTAATGTCTTAGCACAAGCTTCTGGTAAATTATCTTTAATTATGATATGTTCAAATCCATCTCAGCTATATTTTTGTATCGCTTTATAAAAGTAAGCTTGAGTAGAGTATCCATATCCATTTTTTCACCTAGCTTGCACACTTTGTCCAGTAATGCCAAAATATAGCTTATTGTTATACTTATTTATATGGCAATAAACAGTATAATTATTCAACATTTTGTTTGCTATCTTCTTGTCCATTTGGAGTTAAGCTAAAAGGAGTTATAGTTATTGAACCTTTCATTCCAAATATCTTATCAAATGTATCTACTATTTCGACCTGAATTGGTCTAACTACTGTACGATTATAAAGTTTAAAAGCTTCATTAAATTCTTGTTCGTTGAATCCACTTGAGTAGTTAAGGCCAAAAAGTACACTATTAGCTCTAAATGCGCAGAATATTTGCTCCCTTGTTCTTTCAGATAAAGCACTATATTTCTCATCAAAATCATCAGAGTCTAAACGCTCAATAGTAGTCTTATTTGTCTCATCATCATTATATGAAATAAGAACTCTACCAGCATTTTGAAATCCTGAGAATTTCTCATTAATATTCATCTCAATCTCTTCTTTAACTTCGTCTGTAGGCTGTCCATTATTAAAGTTAATGATAATATTACCCATAAATCCGTTATGAAGAGAATTTAGATGGAACTCATTAATATTCTTCTCAGTTTCGCAAGATAGGATAGCTGCACCATAAACAGGGACTGGATATACTTTTCTTGTTATATAGCCCTTATTATAAACAACACTTGTAGGATTATCATCTGAATAATTAAATTTTGGATATTTGATAGCTTTAATAGACCAAGCAGACCAATCATCGGCATAATAGAATACTTCATTCTTTTCATCAGAACGAATCTTCATAAAGTCAAGATGATAGATCTCTGAAACTCTACCTAACATATCTCTAATTATTTGTAAAGCATAACCTCCAAATATCATCTTATCAATAGTGATTTTTCTCATTATATCAACTATTGTTTCACCTTTCTTATTTACAGTTATTTCAAATCCTGGTGCATTACATACAACATCATTCCCAACAATAAAGTCAGCAGTCCCATTAATGATAGATTGAAGAGTAGCTACATTTAAGTATAAATCCCATAGATATAATGGATAGCGATTATCTTCTCCTCACATTATCATATCAGAACCTCTTTTCCTTGTTTCCGTTGGAAGAACGATGTTAGATTGAATAAAAGGATCTAGGGCTGACATCATTATTTTACTTTTGTGCCCATTCTCATTTGTAGCCTTTACATTGTTTATTTTTTCCATAAAGTACTCTGTTAATATTTTTATAACCACTTTTTTGTGCTTCTTTACAAGAATCTCATCTTTTAATAAAATTGCCGTCTAAATCTAATTGATTTACTGGTTTGCTTCACTTTTTACGTAGATTTTCTTTCTCCTCTTCAGTTCTATGTCTACCATACATACCATTCTTCTCTCCAGATCTAGATTCACTCATTTTCTTCCGAGTATCCTCACTACATTTTTGCACTCCTTTTTTATCCTTATTTCAGGGATCTTTCCCAATTGTACCTCCGCCTCCTAGAGTTGAATTATATCCATTTTTAAATGTATCATATAAAGCTATATATTTAATTTCAGATGCATCTAACTGTTTCTTTAACAACTCTTTTGAAGAACAGGAAAATATTTTAAGTATTTTATAATCTCAATTATCTATACCATATAATCTGATTGCTTTATGAAAGTGATCATTATAACTTCTTGAATTTGAATTAAAACTATCAGCACAATGTTGTTTCCATCTTATATCAAATGACCTACAAGTTTGTCCAATATACATTTTTCCTGTTACCTTAGAGCGGACCAAATATATTTCTCCAGTTTTATTTTCGCTCATAAGCCATATATTTGTTTTGTTTATCGTATTGGTATTTATTATTCTGATAATCTCCAACTCTTATTAGTCCTGAACTCAATACAGGTATAGGTTTACCAGCAACTAATATCTGTGTTCCTGTAGTAAGAGTATTTTCATAAGTTACCAGAATAACTGGATTACCATATAGCTCTGACTGCATAGGATTATTTACATCTACAATTACTTCAAGTTTATTTGGGTTACTAAACAGAATATACTGATATTCACCATCAGGCATATCATCAGATAATGTAATATCAAACTTATAGTAGATATTTTCAGCATAATTCTGATTTTCTAAGTTATATACATAAACTTCTTTAGTAATAGTATTCTGCATTAATATTGAATAATTCATATTTTGCAATAGTTTTACATTAATTTACATATCTTTTTCTTAAAATATAAACCAATTTACTAATGTATTAAAATAATTAAAGGAGACCTAAGCCTCCTTTAATGTCAAGTTTTTTACTCACTCAAAGTACTAAGAAAAAATAAAAACTGACAATTATGCTGACGCTAAAGTTCAGTTTTTAGAAGCAGCTAATGATTTCTGTTCCTCAGTAAGAGCATTATAAACAGAAGAATTAAATGTAATGGTCTGAGCTGTTTCCCCAGTTAAATCAATTACAGACTCCAATACATTATTAACAGAGGATTCAGTTAAACCAGATAAATTTGTTAAATTAAAGGACTTATTTGTCACAACCCCACCAAAATCAGTCAAATTTGGCATATAATAACTAGATCCGAATGTGTATCCAAATGCAGTACCCTCTAAAGCTGTATTATTAGCTATAGTTATTTTACCTAATGATTTTAAAGATGCACAATTCATAAACATCCTATTTGTTTGTCCACTACATTGAGGTGCATATATATCAGGTATTGTTTCTAATAATTCACAATTCTCAAATATGCCTGAAAGAGAAGTTGCTATTGAAAAATCCATAGTAGGTAATATTTTTAACCTTCTGCATCCATAGAAAGTTTGAACAAACTGTACAAGTTTTAAAGTGGCATTTATCTCAACTAAATGTTGACAATTATAAAATAATGAAGAACCATTAGAACTAGTACTATTTAATAAGGTTATTTTAGAAATTTGATTACTAGAAGAGTAAGAATGAAATAAATCATTCATAAGTTTATTCTGACAATCAAATGTAAAAGTATCTCCTGCACCTCATTCACAACCATAGAAAAAATAATTATAATTTGATTTGTTCATTATAAAATAATTTTCTAGTTTGTCTTCTCCGCCATCTCTAAATCTATGCATATTAGAAAAACTTAATGATATTGGAATAATACTTAAATCTATTTTTCCGCCACCTCCAGAAATCTGTCCTATCTTATCTGCATAACTTCTAAAGGTATCGGAATCTGATACAGCAACACCTTTAGCTACAATAGCATCTTTAATGGCACTCTTAGTACCTTCAAGATACGTTAATTTATCAGAAATTGTATTTGCCATATTATATATTTAAAATGACTTTATTCATTTGGAATTTCACCATTAATTGTATCAAGAGTAGTTGAAATATTACCAATCTGAGCTTGAACTGCTGAGATTTCTCCATCTAACTCTGTCATCTTTGTATTATATGCATCTGTAGTTACATAGTTTGATAACTCACTTTTATCTGCTTTAAGTGCAACTTCATCTTTAGTAGCTAATCCAGATACATCAGGAATCTTATTCTCTACAGCTGTAAGCTCTTCTTTAGTAGCAAAATCACTAGTATCAGGAATTTCTGCTTTAGTTGCATAATTACTTAAATCTACAGATAGTTGCAAACCTTCTCCATTTCTATGTAAAGATAGAGGTTGATTAGCTTGGAATACTTCCATCTTAGAAGTTTCTAACTCCTCAACTTCCCCTTTAAGATTAGTAATCTCAGTATTAATTGGAGCAAGTTTAGCATCAATAGATTGATCTACTAAAGGTGGAACTTGATCTTCAATACTTTCTGTTACTTTAGTATTAATTAACTCTTCTGCTTTCTCTTCAGAAATGTAATTACCTTTAGGTTGGAATCTTTCATCTGCTTCAATCTTAGTATAAGAGCCAACAGGAAGTTGTCCAGACTCGATACCACATTTCTTACTTACATAGAAAGTTTGTGTATTTTTAGTATTCTTAAGTATAATCATCGTTATTTAACTTTTATTGATTCTTCATACTCTTTTGAAGCTGTTTTAGCAGTTTCTTTATATTCAGAATCCTGCTCTAATGTTATCTCTCTTAAATGTTCTAAATCACAATTTAATGGACAAATACACTCTTTAAATGAGTTATACCCTTTAATATCCATTTCGTCTTTATAGTTAGTAAGAAGCATATTATCTTCAGGTTTAACTACTTTATACTTTTCTTTAATTTCAATTTTCATAGTGTATTTAATTAGAATATGATATTGTTCATCCTTTAGAAACTATCTGGGCTTTTTGATCTTCAGTTAAAGAGTCAAAGATTACTTTATTAAAAACAATAGTAGGATTCTTAGATGCGTCTGAATATAGTCCTTCTATTATATTATTTATAGATTGAACAGTAAGTGCAGGTAATCCTCCTAAATGCAATGTATATGTACTCATAGTGACTCCCTTCCCAATATTTGTAAAACCTCCAATATCTGTAAGTAGGGTGAAATCTTTAGATTCTTGATCTCTCTCATCATCAGTTCTGAATAAATCAGAAAAATTACTCCAGTTACTTGCATCATATTGCGGAACAGATTGAAGCCTATAACAGTACCTAAACATTTGATAAACAGTAACTTTTTTAGTTGAAGAAAAAGTTATCTGAGGTGCTGTTTTTAATTGTTCTGAATATCTAAATAATCCAGTACAATCTACAGCATTAGATAGATCTAATGGATCTATTTCTGTAGCTCCAATTCCAGATAAGGCACCATACATACTCTTTTTACCAATAAAAATATCAGGTAATATATATGTTAAACTACGACATCCAGCAAATAAATAATACAAATCAGTATCTGTATTTTCAGTAATATATTTTTGAGCATCTATAGATGTAGTTAACTGATACCGTAATGATGAATATGCTCTAAATATAGAAGTTTTTGGGTTAGATGAAGTAGGATTTATATATCAACTAATAACATCTGGATTATTACATTCTGTAATTATTGAATTTACACTTCCTAAATATTGTCTTGCAACTGCTTTACGAAAAGTATCATCTATAAATGGAATTGGAGGACAAGGCCAGACTTTGGTACTGCCAACATAAATAGCAGTACCTTGTCTGTCACCTACATAAAATGTTTTTAAATCATCTCTAATATTCATATTATTCTACAATTAAATATTGTGTATTAGGATCTTTAGTAGATAATCTATCATACTCTGATTGAGTTACCACAAGAATAGTATGAACTTGTGGTTGAGTTCCACTTCCATAAGTAACTGGATTAGAAACACTCTCAATATCTATATTTCCACTACCTAACAAGCTTTCTCCATTAACTGTCTTGATATTTGTTCCGCTAACTAAAGTGTCTTGTTTATTTCCTAATCCTGCATTTAATTCAGTTTCTGTAACATATTCATCAGGAATAGAAGTTAAAAATCCACTATCATTAGTAAGCTCAGATGTCTTAGTTGGTACACCTAAATCCTCAAGACTCTTATTACCACTAAGTTCAACAGAATTGATTTGAGGCTTATTGGTCAATTGATTATAATCAGTAGTACCTCCTGAAATATCTAAGTTACCAGAACCAAGAATATCCTGTCCATTTATGGTTTTTATATTAGTCCCAGAGACTAATTGCTCCTGATAATTATGATAACTAGTATCTGCTGATACTCCAGTTGGAGTAATAGTAGTTTGAACAAGAGTATGATTAGCTGTAGTACTTTCAAAATGGAAAGTAGCTTGAATATTTTCTCCTGAAACAAAACATACTTCTGGAGCTGCTATATCACCATAACCTAGAATATTTACATAATAAAGCTCAAATGGTGTTTTATTAGCTATAGCATTCTTAACAGCAGCGAAATCTCCAGAAAGATGAGTAGTGGAATTTATAAATAGAAATGGAATATTAGAACCACTTTCAATTTCTATATTACCTTCTCCAAGTAAAGACTGACTATTGATTGTTTTGATATTAGTTCCACTTACAAGTAAGTCTTGCTTAGTAGCCATCTCTTTATCAAGAGCATCTATCTTATTTCCATCTTCTTCTTGCTTTGTTTTAATAATTGATATATCTGAAGTATTAGTTGCTACTTGAGTAGATAAAGATTCTACTACAGAAGAATCAGCTTTACCAGCAAGTTCTGTTTTTGTTGCATAATCTCCTACAGGCTGTTTAGTAGCAAGCTGCTCATCAACATAAGTCTTATCTGCTTTACCTGCTAAATCTCCAGAAACCTCTGTTTCAGTTACAAAGTTAGAATCATTAGTAAGCTCACTAACTTTAGTTGGAATATCACTCTTTAAAGCATAATCTCCTTTATCTTGTTTTGCATCAATCTTACTTTGTAAAGAAGATCTTAGAGTCTCAATTTCCTCATTAACTGAATCGTTAGTTGCATAATCACCAACTGGTTGGTATCCAGATAAATCTACAGATAACTGAGTCTTATCTCCATTAAAAGCTAATGGAGCTTGAGGAGCAAATACTCCTTGTTTTTCCTCAAGTTTGGCATCTACTTCTTCTTTAGTATATCCTTTATTAGTAAGATCAACCTCAGTAACTTTAACAGTCATATTACCATTATTTACTAAGATTGCATTAATAACTACTAATACACCATTATCTTGGAAATAATAGCCATATAAATCAATAGTTTCGGGATGCTCAATAGTTGCAACAGGAATAACTATAATATCACCTTTATATGTAATCTGGCAGAATAAATAGAAGTCCAGATTAGTTCTAATAAAGTCATAGATATGTTTCTGTCTTACAGGATCATTCTCATCTAAATTAAGTAAGAAATGATTCTCAAAAGCAGAGATTACATTATCTATAATAGATATATTCTTTCCTGCTGTAAGCGTTTCCTGTTTTGAAGCTATCTCTTTATTAATAGCTGTATTTAAAGCATCAATTTCAGCTTTGGTATATTTATCTGCTAATTGTGCATATAGAGGACCATTAACAATACCAGCTTGGTTAGTCTCTGTATTATATATTGGAAGTTCAACTGCTTCTCCAGTTTGATTACCAAATACAGGAGCTAAAGTAACTTTAGATGGGACTGATTGAATATTAATGGCAGGTACGATTGAAGCTGCTCCAGATAATTCAGTTCCATTTAAAGATGGTTTGTTACGAATAGTATTATAATCTGCAGAAATAGTATTCTCTTCAATTACTATACCATCACCTTGGTTTAATTTATTCTGTTTAGAATTTAATGCACTTTCAGTAGCTTCTTTTGTAAGATAATTATCTTCAACTCATTTTTCAGTAGCATATCCATCTAAGCTACTAATAAACCCACTATCATTAGTTAATTGTGAAGTTTTTGTTGGTATCTCAGATTTATCGGCTTTATTGGCAACTGCATCTGAAATTTCAGTTGTAACCTCTTCTTTAGTTGGATAATCAGCTAATCGTTCAGTTATCTGATTATCAATATTTTCAGCACTTGGAATAGTACTCTTTATTTGCTCTAACTCAGAATTAATAGTAACAATATCTTCAGATGACGCTAATCCCAACTCTTCTGAAGTCATATTACCATTTAACTCAATACTATTGATCTCAGGTTTATCCTGAAGATCAAAATAGCTATTAGTAGCTAACTGAGAACCATCCATAACCTTAACTTCATCATCCTTGTCAATAACAATAACTTTAGTCACATTTGACTTATCTATTGTTTCAACTTCAAGGACATTAAGATAAGGAAGAATTGTCTTTTCAGTTTCGTTTGTCATATTATTTTTCTATAAAATATAAATTATTCATTATGTGGTATATAAACAAAATAAGGGGCAAGTAAATTAATACTCGCCCCTCTTCTGTTGTTAAGCACCTACAACACTTTGAATAGCTTCAGCACTCAACTCATAAGGATATGATTCAGAGTCAGTAGCTAAAGTCAGCGTATAAGCGTTCTGATCACCTTTTGCAGTACCAGTAACACCCGTACCAGCGGAAGCGCTTACATAATCATCTTTTCCTAAGAACCAATATTTGCCATTAGAATCTTCTACAACAACTACAAGTTGTCCAATAGAAAGAGCAGCAATCTCGATTCTTTTCTTAGTCTCCATCTTTGTAAATACAAGAGCAAGCTCATTACTTACATAGTTGGTTCCTGCAGTTTCGTCAACGTTCAATGTTGAGGTTAGAGAACCAGTACCTTTGCGGAATTGGTAATTATACCATTTAGCATCTGCTTCAAGAGTAATAGCTGAGATTTGATTAGTCTCATCATCTACAGTTACACTCTTAACATTATCGTACTGAGTAATCCATACCTGTTTGATACCACCAAGCGAAGATTCGCAATCCAGGGTAATACCAGCGATAGTTATTAAACAAGCCATATAATTTCAATCTTATTTAAAGTTAAACTCTATTGAAATTAGGCTTTGGCACCAAGAACTACCTCATCAGGGAATGCAACCTGTACGCCAGCGTTAAATTCAATAGCTAATCTAAATTCGCGGAAATCTTGTGAATACCACAATTCAAACTTCTCTTCATCGTTCATCATATCGCAACCATAGAAGAAGTTCTTATCTAACTGACCAGCAACAATCTTATCAGTTCCATTAAGACCATTAACAGCGATTACTTTAACCTGCGAACCAGGAAGCATAATCTCACCGTTAAGATTCTCACCACTATAATGGTAGTAGTTCTTAGCAACTAACTCCTGGATAAATTTACGGAAAGTATCACTACCAACTAAGATAGAAGCACCATCCAGAACCTTCTCAGGAATAGCGTTATAAACAGTCATAATGTCATCGTAAGCAGAAGTACCAGTAATCGCTACATCAACAGTACCAGCAGCATCTTTTAAGATCTTTAACAGACCATCAAAATACTTCAGGTTATTTATTTCAGAAGCAGTATCACCCTGCCAAATAGCAGTCTCAATAGCAGCCTTAACATTCTCAACTACTGCATTTACGAAATCCTCTTCAAAAGGAAGCGTCTTCTGACCAGCAGCTACTCGTACTTGATACTGAGTCCAGTATTTAAGCATCTCTTTATCACAATATGCCATATTGATCTTAATATTACCAGTAGCCAGAATTCTCTGAGAAAGAGTCTGAGTTCCAGCTTCATTCCAACCACAAGCTAGGCCATCGCCAAACTGAATAGCAGTTGATAACAGGTTAAGAGCAGCACTAGTTTTGATGTCAGTTTGAAGATTGAACAACGAAGCACTCTTAGCCTTTAATACAGCCTCTTTTATCAATGGAAGCCTGCGCTGTTCTACGTAACTAGTTAAACTCGTCATTACGGGGTTTGCCATACTTAAAAATTTTTTTAATTGTTATACTTAAATATTTTACCTTTATGCTGTTTATATTTTCCGTTTAATACTCTAAGAATAGAGCTTTTACAGTATCCATCTAAAACAGCATTTTTAATTGAAGGATAAGTTTTAATTATATTTCCTTCTAAATCTAGCATAATGATTGATTTAGTACCTTTATTTATATGAGATTCAGACATCCTTTTTCTTGTCTCTGAAGTAAACTCTCTATTTATAGCTATATTTTTAAGTCTTTCTGTAGTTTCAGCATTATATACTCCCGTTTTGTGTTTATTTCAGGGATTACGACCTTTGCAAGATTCTGATATTTTAATAGCTATTTCTGGAGTCATTCCTCCATAACCTCCTGGTTTAAGATTTAAACATCTCTTATCGGTGTTATAACAATCGCCTATAATATCAGCTTCTCTTAAAGCATTATCTTTTGAAGAATCATTAAATTCAATTATAACTTTTCTGTAAGTAACATCTTTAATCTTGCCATATTTACTATAGTAATTAGTAAGAATAGTGCCACTTCCTGCATAGCTATTATTAAATGGATCTTCATCAGTACTATGCTTGCCTATATAGTAAGTGTTTTCCCATCCAGGCATTAAAGGCTGAATTTCATAAATATAATGGTACATTACTCAAACATTCCTTGGATATTTTTAAGCTTTTTATCAATAACAGGATTACCAGTCATTATTGAAGCTTTGCCTTCTATCTGTTCCTCAGCTGAAAATGCAGCACTCATTTTGCTCATCTTTTCAACCGTCTTTTCTGTAGCTTCAGATTTACCCTCTAATTCAGCTACTTTCTTAACAAGCTTATCAACAATGTCATAAAGCTCATTAATTTCGCGATGAATTGCATCAATTGCATCAGTTACAGTTTCTTTGTCACCATCAGTAGCTACTTCAGGATCAACTGGCTCTTCAGCAGTTTCTATCTTGCGTTTTCCACAAGCAGCATCAACTTCTGCTTTAGCTGCTTCTTCTGGATCAACCTCAGCTTTAGGATCAGTTACAGACTCTACTTTACCGTCTTTAACAACAATTGTCTTTCCATCCTCAGTTACATACTCACCATCCTCAGCAGGTTTGTATTCTCCGTTCTCATCCTGAACATATACATCCATACCAGCGCGTAAGTCTTCATCTGAATCCCAAGTAAGTACACCACTTGATGTCTTTAGATCCGTAAAATTAGACAGCATTCTCGCTAACTCCAATTTAATTTTAGTGAATTTACTCATACTTAAATTTAAAATTTTTATGATAGTTTTGTTTACCTTTGCAACATCTTATAATAGCACTATGATCAAATTTATCCTCTCGTTCAGCATCCATCGAAGAATCCCAAGTTTTTATATAAACATCATTCAAATCTGTTTGAATTATACGTTTACTTACTTTTTGCCTGGATTCTTTACTCTGTACAGAACCTAAACGTACTAATCTAAGCTTATCTTTTGTTTCATCGCTTATAATCCTTCCTCTCTGTTTTGCAGACATTTTATTTCTAGATTCGATTGTATGAATCTGTCCTTTATTGCCTCCTCCACCTAATGTAAGATTATAACCATTTGAATAAGTATCAAATAATTTAATATATCTCATTTCTGCTTCATCCAGTTTTGTTCTTAGTAATTCAGCTGTTGAACAGCAAAATACTTGCAGAATATCCCATTTAAAGGAATCAAAACCATAATACTGAATTGCATTATGAAATTTATCATTCTTAGTTCTGTACTTATGTTCTTTTTGTCTGCGACTAAAATCATTAGTCTGCCCAACATATTTTGCACCATTAGTTTGATTGGTTGCTAAGTATATACATCCACTATACATTAACCTCTTTTTAATGTTTAACTCTTTTTATCTTCTTAATCATATTAAGGATCTCTTTTATTTCGTCATATTCATCAGACTTTCTCTCTAAAGTAAATAAACCTTCAATTGAGAACCCTTTAAACTTACCAGCTTTAATTGCATCTCAAATAACTTGATTATCTACTTTATAAGTGGCAAATAAAGAACCATCAGGAACATCCTGGAATTCAACTGGAGATATTCCTCTATTAATATCCTTTACATAGATTTCTTGTAGAGTAATTCCATTTAAATCAGAATCTTCTAAATGTTCAATATTTACATCTGTAGTTCTCTTATCATACAGCATCTTCTCTGCCATTTTACGAAGAGTTTCCTTATCATACTGTATGTAGTATTCTCCGAGTTTCTCATCTCGTCTGAAAATTGGAGTATCACTTAACATTAAGCAAGATGTTACTAAATGCTTATCTTCATCCATCGAGAACTTCTGAGAATTACTAAAAGCAACCCAGTTAACTTGTGTAGCTGGTTTACTTGTTAAAGCAACATATTCTATTCCATCACAATCATCAGTAATCACTGCCTGAAATAATGGAAGATCATTATAAGTAATTTCCATTTTTATTAATATATAGCACTTTATAAATTTGTAATATTGTTACAATCTTTTATTTTTATATATTTATATACTATCAAATGTCAAGTTTTTTACTCAAATTTGTATCTAAGATAAATAAATTTTGACATAGCACTACTATATAAGCACTGATAATCAGCAACTTACATAGTAGTGTGTCATAAATTTTACTCACTTTAGAAACTTGCATTTGATTCTGTAACTGCTACCTTAGTTTGAGCTGAAGTAATGTCAGATTCAACAACATAACACTTAACAGGTTCATTTAAAAGGTCAGTTTCTTTATCTCCAAGTAAGTTTCGAGTATATTCTACAGGAGCAGTATTTAAAGCAGCAGGTGCTGCAATAGATGCAGAAGCAGAAGATGCAGATGCTCCACTAGTTTCATCTACCTCTCAAATCTTTTTAACATTAGCAATACCAGCAACAACTGCAGCTGCAGCTGCAGCAATACCTAAAGCAGGACCTACAATAGGAATTCCTGCCATAGCAGAGTATGCGCTATTTGCTGCTGAATAAGTGTCAATTAATGCTTGAGCAGTAGCAAATCCTTTACCTACTTTACTTTCCTCTCCCCAAATACTTGCCATACTTCCTGCAATGCTTGAAGCTACAGATAAAGTTCCCTGTAAAGCTTGCTGCCTTGCTTTTTGAAGATTTTGATAAGCCTGAGTATTTGCCTGTTCATTAGCTAATTGAGCATCTGATAAGGCCATATTATTCTCAGTAAGAGTTCTTTGAATTTCCTCTTTTTGTTCAGCAGTTAATTGTTCATTCATTAATTGCTGATTTAATAAGGCATTCTCTTGCTCTATTCTACCTTGAGTTAATGAGAGTAAGTTGTTATTGTATTCAATTTGAGCATTGTATTGATTCTCTAAGTCCTCTCTACTCTGATATGTAAATTTATAACCAGTCCCTTCATAATCTCCAGCCAATCCAAATGCTTTCGATATACCTTGAGTATAAGTAGTCTGAAAGGTCTGCTCTCTTGGCTCTCTCAAATTACTTGTAGAAGATAAATCTCTAATCCTTTTTAATTCAGACTGTAGATCATTCCAAGCTTTATCTGCATCTGCTTTACGCTTAGCTTCTTCATCAGCTCTAGCTTTATCTCTAATCTTTTTAAGTTCTTCCTGATGCCAAGCTTCTACCTCTTCAATTCCCCTATTATACTTAATAGCTAATGCTAATAGTCTAATATATTCATCTTCAAGTTCATCTACTGGATCTTTATCCTCTAATCTCTTTTGAAGCCATTCATCAAATTCATTAATTACCTTCTTAGCTTCAGTAGTGTTCTTTGTAATAGTTGGAATATTAAAGAATCCACCATACTTTTTATTAGTATCTGCTACATCCTCAAATAGCTTTTTAAGCCTTTTCTCAATGTCTTTATTTAAATCATCCAACTGTTTATAAGTATTCTCTTTATTTTGCTTTGTATACTCATAAATTGTATTTGAATAATCTTTTCAGAACATTGCTGTAGCTTTAAAAGCCTGCCAAGCAGATGCCTCTCCAAAACTTGTATCAGAAATTTGATTCTCCAGTTCAGTACGTTTGTTTAAATACTCCTCATAAAGTTTAATTGCAGCCTGTTCAATAGCCTGAGCTTTTGCTCTTGCACTTAATGCTTCTACATAATTACCAGTATTATTTACAAACGCATCTTCTGCAGTCTTTACATCAGTGATATTTAAACCAGTCTCTTTAATCTTATCGGAATATTGCTCTATAAACTTACGCTTAGCATCTGCAGAATCTCCAACCCTTTCGTAAGCTATTTGGAGCTCTCTAAAGATAGCTATAGATTTAGAAGCAATCTGATTAGTAGTATCTGTAATAGACTTTCTAAATTCAGCAGCCTCCTTTTCAGCTGATTTTATTGAGGATATATACTCTATTATCTTATTAATAGCTAATCCAATAGCTGTAGCTAATGCAATTCATACAGTTACATTACCAATAGTTTTAAGTGCAGTTTTAACTTTACCTACTCCAGAAGCAGCTTGTTCTGAAGCTTCAGCCATTGCTTTCTGAGCCTCTGCCCCTTTTCGCAAAGTTGGAATGCCTTTTTCTACATTTTCCTTTAATTCAGCAAGATCTACACCTAAACGTTTAGCAGCTTTCTGCATTCTCTCTGCTGGAGTTCCAGTCTCTTTTGCTGCTTCCTTTAAAAATTCAGCAACTGTAGTAAATGTAGGTTTTACTTCTTCAAAGGACTTTTTTGCAGTTTCTCCTAATTTACCTATAATCGGAATCGTATTAGATACACTCTTATTAGTAGCAGATATTTCAGCAGGAGTGCCCATTACTCCTTGAATCATACCTCCTTTAAAATTAATATTGGTGCCTTCTAAATCCTTGACTACTTTAGAGATATTACCTAATTCAGTTCCAACATTACCAACAGATGTGCCAATGCCATTAAGCTTAGATGCATCAATCTGATTAAGATTTTTGGCAGCATTATTCAACCCTGTATTAAATGGAGAAATAAAATCAGTTAATTTCTTAAACCAATTACCTAAAGTGGGCAATTCTTCTAATAAATCTTTTATACCTCCAATACCTTGTACTAATGCAATAGATGACTGTAACTTAACCATTACTTTAGTTAAATCCTCAGATTCTTTCCCAAATAAAGTAATAGCAGCAGTTGCAGCACCATATCCACTAGCTAAGCCAGTGGATATTTTAGCTACACTTTCAAACCTTTGAGCAGTAGTTCTTGAAGATCTTGCTATCTGCTCATTAATTTTATTGAACTCTGATTGTCTTTTACCTAGTAATGCAAGAGTTTCATTATATTCCTTAGTACCAATCTCTAAATCATTCAGAGAACTAGATAATGCGTCAATATCTTTCTTTAAAGAGTTTATTGACTTATTACTTGACTTAGTATCAATACTAATTACTTTTTTAATTTCTGTTTGTGCCATTAGATTGTAATATTTTTAACAGTATCTTCTGTTAGTGTTAAATTCTCTGTATATTTAATTGTTCCTGTCGGTCCATCAGTCACTTCAAATTTAAACTGAACACCTTTTTGAGCATATATTCTATAATTTCCATTATCCTGCATATAAGCCACATTCAAGAAGTTATCGTTTTCTGTAAGTATCTGATTTACCCCAGTTGGTATAGTGCCACTTGGAGTTTCTAATTTGCCTGTAATAAGAACAGCTTTATTTGGGTCTGGAGTTTGAGTAAACATACATTTAGGACCATCTACGCCTCCTTGTTTATAAAGACTAAAGTAGAAACTTCTTTGGTCATATTTAGTATTCTCATTATAAGTAACTGTTAATTCTGTTTCTCCAGGTTGCCCAGATTCAGGTGTAATGCTTACAATTTCATTTGGACTATATCATCCTAATTCCAAGGAATATTAGAAGTAACTGTAATCTTTTTAGTCCCAGCTTTATAATCTACAACTGGATCTGAATCGTCAAATGATATATATTCACCTAAATCCTGAACTCCAGCTAAATAACTATTAATATCTTGAACTTTAATAAATTCACATCTAACAGTAGAATCTGAATTAATATCATAAGCATCTATCTTATTAAGTACCCAGTATGAATCTTCAAAATAATAGAATTGTCTAAGTAGATCATATTTAACATCTAAATCATCTAATCTTACAAAGCAGGTGACTTTTTTAGTATTTACATCAAATTGATCATTATAAAACTCATTCCAGAATCTACTATATAAAGTAGATTGTTCCAAATAACTAACTTTATCAATATATATTTCTCTTGGAACTCCAAAATCTCAAGATGAAGATATGAAGTTACTTGAAATAGTATATCTTATAAATTGTGGTAATGTAGTTCTTTTAATTGCAATTTTTGATCCTGCAGAATTATTTTCACTATTAGTATAGATATAACAAGGTTCACCATCATTAAGAACTGACATTTCAGTAACATCATCTGTAATCCAATAATTAATTGGATTGCCAGCTATATCATTCATACTAACTGTATCATTATAAAACAATAAAGCACTCTTTATTTCCTCAAGACTCTGTTCATTATTGTCTAATGTGTAAAAACAAGTTTTTGCAAATATATCATTTCCAGGAACATCTCACCATTCTGTAGTCTTTCCTTGATCTATAAAATTAGCTCCATATAAATCCTGATCACTAGTTTTTACTTCTGTAGAAGTTCTATTAAATAAACTATATGTAATATTATCATTCATAAATGCAGGTACATAAGTATTTCCAGAATTAAAGAAATTTCTAAAATACTTGTCTGCATCTCTAGCAGATACCACATTTTGAAATATATTTCCAGAATATAAATCAGTATTATCACTATTAAAATTGTATCCAGTATTTAATCTTTGCTGACCATAGTCTATATCATACTGTCTATCATACTTCTTAGCATAATACGTTTCTGGAGTTTCTAATGACATAGTATATCACTTTTTATCAAATAATATTGGATTTACATTAAAGTCTTTAGAATAATCAATTCTTTTACTCCAATCTGAAATTACATTCTTAAAAAAGTTATTTCTAGTATATATTCTAATTGTTTTACTATCAATATCTTTTGTAAAATATAATCCAAATAGTTTTGCATAACTTAATAAGTAATCAACAGGAGATTGTTCTGTCTTTAATAATTTCTGCTTAGTAATTAAAGCATCAGAAGTAACTGCTGAAGGCCAAGAAGCTTTTAGGGTATATTGAGTTTCATCATATAAAAATTCTGACCATCCAGCCACTCTATTTGCTGTGACATTATTAGGATGCATATTATCTGATTGTCATACTGCATCTTGATTGTATAAATTCTCAGTTCTTCTTGCAATTTGTATATTCACTAAAATCTTATTGACTTTAGGCATATCTTTTACAGTAAATCTGAAAGTATTAGTATTATTATCACTTTTAAAATAATACCTATTTCCACTATCTTTTACAAAATGCCCATAAATAGCTTCTACAGGTGCATCAGTTAATGGATAATAATTAAACCAAGTGCCAGGCCCAGATTGAACTTGAGTATTTATTTTATTTGTAAAGTTATATAAAGGAGAATATGCAATAGGTTTACTCCCAGTATCCTCAGCATCATATATCAATATCTGTGCTGTTACTGATGTTCTGTAAGGATCATTCCTATAATCTATATTTCCAGCTCTTCCGTTCCTTACATAAGATAAATATAAATCATTACCTGCTGAAACATTTGCATTATAAAATAGCTGAAAATCAACATTAATATTAACAAGAGTATTAGCTGGAGTTGCAGATAAATCAATTACTTGTCCTTCACCAGGTACTATTACATCACTCCCTGTAACACTAAATCTTCCTCAGTTTACTGAAGTAGTTGTTCCTCCAGGTTTTAATCCACACCAAAACAAATCATTATATTTAGTAAGTTTAGCATTCTCTGTAATATTATCTGATTCTTCATCTTCAGTAGATCCTAATAAAGGTAATGCAACAAACGCTTTATTTCAATATGGATTTGAATAATTAAAGAAACTATCATCAAATATCACATCATATCCAGAATTCTCTTTTCTACATATAGTTTCTATTAACTTACTTAATTTTAAAGCTGGCCTTTGCATATAACTTCTAAGATCTCTCATCTCCCATTCTGTATATGCTCTATTTAATTTAGCTAATCCATATCCATTATAAGGTGTGTATGTAGTTCCTGAATCGGTCTTACTAGTAGGAAATAAATTATCTCCATTAGTATTTATTAAACAAGTTTCATTATCAAAGTTTTCATATAAACCGTTATATGCAGGAATAAATGTTAAAAAATCATAAATTTGACTTCCGTCATTTACTTTACTCCAATTAAAACAAGTATTTACAAAATCTTTATTAATGTGGAAATTCATTTCAGTATCGGTAGGAAGTACATTACCATCCTCATCAGTTACAAAGTATTGTAAATCAGCTAGAGTTCTAATAGTGCCATCTTCTTTATATTTAAGTCCATAAAAGAAATCTCCCAATCCTCCATATAAAGTAATATTATAAGTAATAACTGCTTGCTTTATAGAGATGCTATTTAACTGCATATATCCTGATTCAACTAAATATCCATTATTATAGATTCCAAAGTCAACTCTTTTTGAAGGATCAAAATATACTCCAGAGAAATTACCTTCTTTTATATGGAGAAATCTATCTAACTTATAAATCTCTCCAAAAATCTTATTATTGTTTTTTGTGCTAGGTATAGAAATCGTTTTACTAAACGAGTTCTTGACTATAGTGGGGTTTTGGAAATCCTCAACAGTATATGTTATAGGAAGACTAATTCCCTCACTACAGTCAACCTCTTTATTTGCAATAAATAATTTAATATTCTTTCTCATAATTATTTACGATAAGTATCTTGAGAAGCTTCTACATTAATTGTATAGTAGAACTTATTCTTACCTTGATTAGTATAAGTTTTATATTCACAATTTGTATCTGTAATTAATACTGGAGTAATAGTATTATCTTTAAGATTATGCAAATATACTTTAGTACTTTCAATTAAATTAAACATCTTAGAAGCTTGAATATCATTTAAATAACCAGTATAAAGAATCCAGCTTGAAGTTATAGTATTTAAATACTTATTCCTTGCAAATTCTTGAGATGTATTTAATACTTTGCGAGTATATGTTTCAGATTTAATTTCATCAGTCTTTCTAACATTACCCTCAACAAGTAATGAATCCCATCCTCCTGCTGAATTAGTATAATATAACACATAATCTTTACCTGTGGTATCTATATCATATCTAATCTGTCTATCACTAATATTTCCGTCTTCTACAAATCCTACTATTAAATAGCTCCCACAAGGCCATAGTTTATTGCTTAAATCTTCTGTATATGTATATCCATTAATTCCAGAATTTAAACTAATATCTATAGCAGTTGATGTTCCATCTATATAAAAGAATCTATTAACAACTCCCGTTCCAGTTGGTAAAATTCAACTTGCTACTAAATATTGTCTTGGATCAACTAAACCAGTAATAGGATCACTTAACATAGTGCCTTTAGTCAAATCTCTATCTTTATAACTCCAATCATTGAAAAAAGTAATTGGTTTCTCATTTCCAGATGAAGTTATTAATGTAAATGGTTTTAAATATTCTGGAGATACTATTGTTTTTGAAGTATTAAATATAATCCCATTAGATAGATAATTTTCAGCAACATTATTTAATAAAAACTCTACTCTATCAGTTTCTGGATATTTATAAGCTTTTCCAGCATAGACCATATCCCCTGCATAATCTAAATGATATTCAATAAAATCAGAACTGATAATTTCTTCCCAAACATAATCTTTCCAAATAGGAGATATATCAGATTTAACAGATTGTGTAATATTAATAGATAAATTAATAATACTTGAACTATTCTTTATAACAGATACTCCAATAGTTGCTTGTCTAGAAGATAAACCTGAATTTTCTGCAATGTTCAAACTAATAGTTGCTACACCTTGAGGATTCACAGTTATCTTCTGTCCACTAATCCAACCTACAGGAATGCTAAATACAACATCATCTAAGTTGTTTGAGCCTGTACCAGTTATATTTAATGTAGATGCAGTCCAACTTACTTCATAATTAGTATTAGGAATCACCAAAGACGTTGCAGCTTGTTTAATTGGAACTGTAGCTTCAAGATTATAACCTCCAGAAGTTGTTGCAGTAACCATTGCACTAAACTCCAAATTATTAGTAGTTTTATTCTCTGGAACAGTTAATACAAAATAGTTATCAACACTATCCTTTTTAATATTACTAGCTTGTGGACAGGTAACATTAAATGAAGTAATAGTTTCTTCTGTTTTAGTTGTACTTAAATGAAATTCTTCAGTAACAAAAGCAGCTGCTCCATAAGTTCCAGAAGAAGGAGTTACTACTAACTTTAAATCTTCAGGAGTATTACTCTTTTCAATCTTAAAGCCATAACTATAACTAATAAATTTATTAGTATCATAATAAGCCCCTAATTGGATAGTTGCAGTTAAATCAGTATTTCATTGAGTATTAGCTCTTACTGTAACTTTAAACTTAATAGAGCAAGAATCTCAATCCAGAACTTCCATATTAACTAAAGCTGTAGCATTAACAACTGCTGCATCTCATTTAATAATATCTGATCTATTTAATATATACTCTACTGTATATTCTCCACCAGTATTTGGTACTTTAATGGTGCCATTAGCAGGATAATATCCAGGAGCTTTACTATGTAAATTAATTGGTAAATCTTCCTCTAATAAAGTAGTAATGCCTCTAGGATAAAAATGAAATACAGTAGAAGAATCAGTAGTTATTGTTGTAGGAGATAAAAATTGTATTGTACATCCTTCTTTACTTGGATCCTGTATAGTTACATTTAAAGGCCCTTCTTCAGTATAATCATCTCCCCAAGTCCAATAATCATATTCTCCAGTAATTCCCCATCCAGGATTATTCCATTTAACAGGAAAACTCCTTGATGCATTATATATTCCTAATTTACTTGGTATAAATGCCATTTTTAAAAGTTTTTAAATAAATAATAATCTACTTGTCCTTGTAAGTCTTTAGTTATAGCATCATCAAGAAGTTCCATATAGTTGTTCTCTATATATTCTAGAGTATTAGCAAGTGGATGTTTTCCTTGAGTTCCTTGAAGATGTATCTTTCTTCCAATTAAATATGCAAGTTGATCTACAGTAGGTAACTTGCCATTATAAGGTCTTGGAATTACTGGCTTAGTTTTAATCCAACTCTTTATATCAGATAATGGAGGAAATTTACCAGCAGCTCTGCCTTCTTCAACATATTCTCAATAATCTAATAAGCTAAAATTAACCTCATATTCTCCATCTTGAGTCTCAACTATATAGTTTAAACTATTACCTAATGCTCCAGTGTCATCAGATCTGGTTTTAACTAATTCCTGTCTATAAAGAGAAATTATAAGATCTCCTCACTTCCTTAATAGCTCACTTAAATTTGAGAACTTTAATTCTTGAATATTCATTTTTGTTAAAATATATTATTTTATATATTAGCAGCTAATGAAAATAGGGAGGTTTACTCCCTATTTTATATGTAACTTTTTTATATTATCTTAGTACAAAATATGAGTAAAAAGGTTACAGTTAATGTTTTCTTTTTCATTCTTCAATCTGTCTATTTTCTTCATTAGCTTTATCTATAACATAGCATATAATGTTAAGAAACTCTTTAATCTGCATATCATATATCTGATGTCAATTAAATCTGGTAACTTCACTTACCTTATCTATTCAGATAATTCAGCTTCATTTTTGAGTAAAAGGATTAATCGTCTCGTCTGTATTAAGCTCTTCAGAAGTTTCCTCCTTTCCAGTTTGTCCCTGGTTTTCCTTAGTCTCTTCTTCATCTCCCTTTCCGAAGAGTGTAGGGTACTCAGCGTTGATACTTGCAATAAGTTTACAAAAAAAAACATTATGTCTGAAAATATATCTATTGTTAGATGAGTATTTAAGAATTCTGCCTCATCAATAGGGTCATAATCTTCTCCATACTTCTTTCCATTAGGTAGTAAGAAACAAGCTGCTAGATTAGGCATAAAATCATCATACTGCTTATAAAAATTCTGAAAGTCAATATATTGACTGGCCGTCATCTTATTAACATTAAAAAAGACTTTATATTCTTTATTACCAATATTATAAGTAGTTTCTGGGGTTTTTGGCTTATATGGAGTCTCTATAAATTTAAGATTATTTATAAACTCTTGTAGCTTGTTTACTTCCATATTAGTTATATCTTCTATAGGTATATCACTAAGTACAGATACCATAGCTAAATTCATATCTAATTCATTTTCCCAGTCTTTTCGTATTATCTCAAACAGTCTTTTATAATGAGATAAATCCATTTCATTCCAATTCTTTATCATTATTTAATTGCAATATTATAAGTTCCTTTATTTGTATTTAAAGCATCATAAGCTAACATTAAAGATATACAAGTATCATCATTAAATCCAGATGGAGCATTATAACTAACATTTCCAGTCTTTGGATTATAACTGGCTTCATATAGTCTTAATTCATTTAATAGTTTATCATCCTTTAAAATACCAATCTTTTCGTTTTCTAATGCAGCTTGTAGCTTATTTACAATAGCTGCCTTAGACTTATTAGTAGTTAAGAATCGTATAATCCTGATTTTCGGATTCTTCCGAACTAACATATCATAGAAGACACTACCTATTGAGTTTTGTTCGACTTGAACTATCTTTATAAATCCCTGATACTCAGTGAATATATTTGTCAGTAAATCAACTTGTTCTGTTGGAGTTTTGTCGTTAAAATACTTTATAAAGACCATCTGCCCATTTTCATTTAAAGCTGTAATACAGGTATAGTCTTTACCAGAACCAGTAGCCCAGTCAACTCCAATATAAAGATTATGATATTCAGGTTTTTTATCAATTATGCAGTTAGATATATTATTAAAGAGACAACCATCATCATCTGCAAACTCCCCAAGATATTCAGTTCTAAATTTATTTTTAGAGGTTGTAAGGCGATACATTTCAAGTTTATCCTCACTCAATAGCATAGAGGTATCTTCTAATGCTCAATCAAAGGATTGATAATATTTGCTAAAATTGCCATCAAAGCCTTTTTTAAAACATTCATAAAAGAATCCTTCTCTAAACCTTGGAGTACTAATTATAAGTATCGGAGCATTCCATACATCAGTGGTAGGCTTAATAATTTCAAATACTTCATCTTTAAGATAAGCTGCCTCATCAAGTACTAATAATCCACTGACTGAGAATCCTCGTAATGAATCCATTTGTTCTCCAGATCTAAATAGTATAGAACTGCCATTATTAAACTCTAATTCTAATAAGGTTTCATTCTTTCTCCTTAATATATCAGAGTCTATAACAGCTTGTACAAGTTCTTTAAATACCTTTCTGGATTGTCCAAGAGTTGGTTCAACTATACAATTAACACTCCCAGGATAATTTATAGCGAATCTCAATAATTCATTTTCTGCTAAGAATGATTTGCCTACCTGTCTCTTTGCTTTAATTGTAAAGATTCTACCAGACCTATATGAGTCATTCATAGCAGTATGTACCTTTAATTGATAGATAAATGGGCTATATCCTTTATATATTTTTGTCATTGTTAATTGGATCTCCAAATTTAAACTGGACTTCATTATTCTGAATAGCTACAATAGTCTCAGGTTGATTTAATCCAAACATACTATTTATAGTCTTAATAATCTCATTTGCAGCTCTAATATCTCCCTTACTAATAGCAGTATCCAGTAATGATTCCAATCTTGATAATTGTATATGTCTAAGATTTTTTATAAGGTTATCATTCTTTTCAGCAATTATCTTATAAGCTTCTCCAATATATCTTGCAGCTGTTGATTGGCTTACATTATATTTACTTTGGAGTTCTTCACTTACTTTATTCCTTGACCATCCTTTGTTAAATAACCTTGCAGCATAAAGATATTTAGTCTTTACTTCGTCTATTTGCTCCTTTTCTACCTCTTCCTTTTTCGGTCTCCCTACTTTCTTCTTTATTTGCTCCTTCATCCTCAATAGTTTTTAGTTTTTCAACATATTCAAAGTAGTAAACTCCAAGTCTCTTTATAAGGTTAAGAACACAAGTTCCGCAGTTTATATTCATTTTATATGGCTGCTCTATTAGTTCCTCATAAATAGCTCTCATTCTTTCAGTATCTTCCTTTTGGATATTACGACAATAGTTAGCTCTAACAGCACATTTAAACCTATTATCGAATTTACTTAAATATTCATACTGTTCTTTTGTTAATTCTTTCATTTTTATTTAAAATATATTATTTTTAATCCAAGTATTTATAAACTATATCTATTAGTTTGGTAATCATATCTTTAATTAGAATCATACAATCCTTTATAATAAAATTATAAAAAGCAATAACTAGCACTAAGAATATATTTATCTGAGTAAATCCCAACCAAAATAAGCTTATAAGACCTATTCAAGTTCCTAAGCACCACTCACATCCTCAAGGTTTAGACATCCAATTCTCATTAAAAGGCATTTTACCATATAAACGCTCCCATATCTTCTTTCTAATTAGAACATCTATACCAGACATTACATATATTATTACTATAAAATTAATCAATAGAATACTTCCAAATATACCCATAGCTAATATTATTTTTTAATTTATTATTGCAACACTTACTTATCTGACCATTATCATATCCTTTTACTCTACGTATCTCTCTTATAGAAGGCCATATCTTAATAAGAGTTCCATCTAAACTATATTGGTAAACTTTTTTACTTCGTTTGTTTTGTAAGTTAACACCTCTTTTTAAATGAGAATCATTATATGTATTATTATAACTGGCAGTACATCATTCTAAATTGTCTGCAGAGTTATTTAACTTGTTTTCATCTTTGTGATTCACTATAGGTAAATTATATGGATTTTCTATAAAACATTCTGCAACTAACCTATTAACTCTAAAATTCTTTGATTTACCATCAATACTTAAAGTTACATAATAGTATTGCCTAATAATGTGTTGTTTTAACTCTTTACTATCATAATGATGTCTTCTTCCATCTTTATATAATACATCTCTTTCTGTAGTCCTAACTTTTCCTGTATTACTTACTTCAATGTTATAATCTTTATACTTCTTCCAAACTTCCATAACATATTTTGTTTCTAATGTTAGTTATTGTCCTTGCTATAGTCGTATGACTAATTCCCAGAATCTTCCCAACTTCTCTATAACTTCGATATTCAGCATATAAGATAATTATGGTCTTATCTGCTCTATTTAATGCCTCTCATTTCGGATAAATTGCAAGTAATCTATCATCCATCTCTGTAAAGGTATCTATTTCAAAGTTATACTCAATTAATAAATCATCAATATTAATCTTCTGCTTCATTTAACCAATCCTCTAAATTATCCGTTTGTTGTTCTAATGGCTCTTTAAATATCTCATAGTACTTTTTATATTGGTAGTAGTATCTACTATTCTTTGAAAACCAATTATTCTTAAATACTCTTGTAATCCAATACTTCAGCTCATTCTTACTATCTAATGACTGAAGCTTGGAATTAGATGTTTCCAGAAGTGCAATGCAGACCATTTGTGTGCAATCGTCATCTGCACCAAATTTTTCTTTTAACTCCATAATAAACGGATAGTATTTCTCTATTATTTCATTGTTATTCATATTCCCAAATAAACCCTCCAGCTGTTTTTCGCTGACCTTTAAGAACTTTTACAATGTTTCTGGATTGTATATTAAGTCCCCGTTCAGCATCTATTGCGGAATCTCATCTCTTAATCAAACTTCCATCTAATGATAGCTGTCTAATTGCTTTCTTATGAGAAATTCCTACTTTAATATTATGACTGCCATAATTATTGTTATATTCATAAGTACAGTACTCTAAATTATCTAAGTTATTATTTAGCTTATTTTCATCCTTATGGTTAATACATAAGTCACTTTTACCTATGAAAACTTCTGCCACTAGTCTATGTATTAGATATTTCTTTTGCCCAAACTGATTATATAAAGTAACATAATAATATCCACTATTTTGGAGTTGAGGTTTGATATTTTTCGGAACTGAGGTTCTAGTACTCCAGACCGAACCGTCAGTTCCTATTAAATAGTTTTCATATCCAGGTATTGCCTTATATGTCGTCATTTCTTATATAATTACTAAAAGTTGTGTCTATTTCTAATTTAATTGCTTTCTTTAAAGATAACTCTGTTTTTAAAGAGTATTTATATTCTCCTCCAAAATCAGTTGTACTTCTTCCATATTTCATTGAATCTTTAATGAAAGCTCTTTTTACATCTTTATAAATATAAACTCCATCATCAAATATAATGACTAATATAGAGTTACATTTACTAAGTATATCAAATTTATCTCTATTAATAATAGTAGTTGGATATTTATTAGAATTAAATCTTCTTCTTTTAACTTCTATTATATAATCAATTCCATTCCAATTAAATGTTCCATCATATCTGGAATAATCGTCTTTACATCATTCTATTTCTATATTATATTTATCTTTAAATAGATTCTTTATAAAGACTAAACTTCTTATATCTGTTTTCATTATCTTACATTATCTTACATTATGAATTTTTAAGGTTACATCACAATACTGTTCATATAATTCAGATACTTCTGAACTTCCAGGATTATACCACATTACAGAGTCTAATTTATGCTGAAGTTCTGCCTGTTCTAATCTAAGCTCAAATGTTTTAGTTTGGTAGTCTCCATAAGCATTATATACTCTAATACCAGCTATAATAAAGCTAAGTACTAATAATCCAGCTAATATTTTATTTATCTTTTTCATAATTAAATATATTAGAAAGAAATACCTAAACCAAAAAACCAAGAGGATTTCTTTACCTTTTCATTGGTTTCAATCTCCTTTAATGCCTCATTACATAATTCTTGAGCTTTCTCAATAGAACCATCTTCAGTAATCTTACCATCTAATATATCAAGAAAATATTCAAGTGCTTCAATTTGTTTAGTTTTCATAATTTATAAAGTTTAATTGTTAATATTATGTCTTACTTTCATAGTACAAATATACAACAAAAAATTCCAATTTCCAAATTTTTTAGGTATTATTTTTATTATTTTCAAAAAAATATTACTATTTGTATTTTTATTATATATTAATAAAAACAATATGATTTACGTAATTAAATTAACTAAAACGAATTTTATTAAGGTTGGTTACACTACTAATATAAGTGGCAGACTAACTGCTTATAAAAATACTATTCCAAATGAAATGATAGAATTTTTTATAGCAAAAGAAGGAACTAGAGATGATGAAAATTATTATAGAGATAAATATAGAGCATATAAAACTAAGAGTAATTCAGAATGGTTAAAACTTCCAGATGAATTAATTGTAGAGCTATTATCAGATTTTAAGAGTGCAAATAATATAAAAATAAATAAACAAAGCAAAAAAGAATGATATAACGAGAATATAGATAAATTAGTAGAATTGTGCTTATCTGGAGTATCATTAAATAGAGCTGCAATTCAATTAAATGCACTAAATTGAGATTGAATAAAATATGCTAATCAAAGATATGAAAAAGAGAATGGTAAAAAATTAACAAAACTTTGGGTAAGAAAAATCAAGAAAAGTTTTGTAGAATAAAAATTTATTATTATATTTGTAGTGTAAAGAAAAAAATAATTTTTTATTAAAATAATACCCAAATTATTTGGAAGTATAAAAATAATGTATTATATTTGCAGTATGAAACTAAAACTAATAATTCTAGGCAGGTGAAAGTCCTGCCACTTTTTGAATCTTACTGTCAAGTTTTTTACTCACTTTTAGTAGTAAGAAAATAAAAATATTGACAAAAACTTTAACTATTTAAATTATTAAAATTATGAAAACATATTTAAACAATTTGATTAATGAGTTGCCAACTAACTGCTTATTTGATAAAGGAAAAGTTGGATGTGGAGGAACTTCAATGGCAATTGAATGTGATAAGCCTTATGTTATTTGTGTTCCATTTACAAGCTTAGTTGAAAATAAAATTCAACAATATCCAAATGAAAGACGTAAAGAGAAGATATTTGGAGTTTATGCTGGAGTTACTATTAAAGAGATTAAAGATTATGTAGATAGTGTTAAATGTCCTAAAATTATTGTTACATATAATTCACTACCAAAAGTTATTTCTGCTGTTAATACTAAAGAATATAGTTTATTAGTAGATGAATATCATATACTATTTAATCAGTATAGCTTTAGAAAGGATGCGATTAAACCTGTTTTAGAGAATTATACATTATTTAAGGATTTTACATTTATGACTGCTACACCTCTTGAAGAAGAGTTTGTATTAGATGAATTAAAAGATTTAGAATTAGTAAAACAAGAATGGGATGATGTAATTGAAACTAAAGTACAAGCTGTTAAATGTAAGAATGTTGAAGCTTCAACTATTAAATTAATTAATGCTGTTCTTAATAATCAGGTTGAAGGTAATGTTTATATATTTGTAAATTCTGTAGACTTTATAAAGAATCTTATTCAGAAAGCTAAACTTACAGAAGATAATACAAGAGTTATATATTCTAAAAACAATAAAACTAAATTATCAATTCATAATTCTACAGTATTAGATGAACCTAAGAAAATAAATTTATTAACTTCAACAGTATTTGAAGGTTCTGATATTTATGATGAAAATGGAAGAATTGTAGTAGTAAGTGATGCTCAAAAAGCTCAAACTCTTCTTGATATCTCTACTTCTATTCAGCAGATTGCAGGAAGAATTAGAAATAGTAAATATTTAAACTGGATAACACATCTTTACTCAGCAACAAGATATGCAGATATTAGTTATGAAGACTTTAAAAAGAAGAATATTCAGAATATTGAGGAAACTAAGATTGCTGTAGATGCTTATAATTCAATGCCTGAAGTTGCAAGAAAGAAGCTTAAGGAATTTACATCTGATGCTTATATTCAAGTAAATGATAACTTTACTTTTACTTTTGATCCTAATATGGCCAAAGTGGACATATTTAACTTTAAAGTGACAAGAGGCTTATATTCTATTAGAACTAATCTTAATAAGGAATATATAAAGAATGGGTTTAAAAAAGTAGTAGAATGTGAAGATAATTCTATTAAGATTGATTTTGAATCTGATAATAAACCATTTAAAGATTTAATTAAAGAAGTAAGAGCTGAGTGGGAAAATAAGTTTAAATTAAACACTCCTATATTAAATGATGCTATTATTAAATATCCTTGGTTACCTGAAGCTATTAGTAAATTAGGATTTGAAAAGATGGCAAGTTTAAAATATTGTATTTCAGATATTAAAGATGCCTTATTAAAAAAATCTAATAAAAGTGCAGATAACAAAGCCGCTAAGAAGTTGAATCAATCAGTTACTCTTGGAATGTGGTATTCTAATTCTGATATTAAAAAGTTTATTAAAGAAGCCTATGAAATTAGTGATATTACTATTACACCAAAAGCAACAGAAATTAATAAATATTATGAAGTTAAAAAATGCCAGAAAAGAGTAAATGGTAAACAAACTGAAGGTTATGTAATTATTAATAAAAAATTTGTATTTAATAAATAAAAATATTATATTTGTGATATGGAAGGTGATATTAAAGAAACAATTAAACAAACAGAAGAGTATATTAAAGAATTAGATAAATGAATACTCGAATGTAAAGAATCTACTAAAAGATTTGGTGATATTATAGATAAAGTATTAAAAGATAAAGATTATATGTTTATTTCTAAATTTGATTAATTATGAATGATTATTTATTTAAAAAACTTGAAGAACTAGAATATAGAATAGTTCAATTAGAAAACCAGAATAGAGGTTTAGTCTGGGAAGAAGTAGAAGAAATGCCAAAACCAGAAATTTCTAATGCAACTTATATTGACTAATATGAAATATCAAACATATAAAGTATGTATAAACGGAGTGTATTATGTATATGTAATACCAGAGAATAGTAAGTTTTTAGTAGACTTACAAACAGGAGATCTAATACCTAAAGAAGATGAGAAATTATTTGAGATAATGGAATAAACAAAAAGGAGGGTTATTTGCCCTCCTTTTCTTTTTTATTAAACATATCTTCACTTGAATCCTTTAGCTGTATTTGCTAATCCACCACATACTCTACTAATAGCTCCTCTATCAGTTCCTACAGATTTGGCTGCTTCTGTGCAACTTTCATACTCTTGAATAAAATTACCATCTAAATCATACTGAGCTACTTTACGACATCTTTGTTTGTTATGAGCATCTACTTTATCTCTTCAAGATTCTGGGCAATTATGTTTCTTTCCCTTATTAGAATTAGACAGTTTCTTCTTTCATTCAGAATTAAATTTGACTCCGTAATTGCCTCCTTCTCCTCCAGGTTTCAAATTTAAACACATAGGATCAGTGTCCCATTTATCTCCAATTAGTTTGTATTCTAATTTAGATAATTCATCTGCATTAGTGCAAGTTGCCAAAATAATCTTTTGGTATGCATTAGGGAATCTTTTGTAATAATTAGTAATAATCCTTCCTGATCCTTTATATGGATCTTTATTTATGTCTTTACCTCTATAAATCCTTTTCCCAATATAATACTTGCCTCTTAATGTACCTGCAGTTAAAATTATTTTATAACAATAGTAAAACATTATATAATAGTAAATTTCTGTCGTCTTTGCATCCCGTCTTTATTCTTTAATCCCAAGTGTATTCAACTTGCTATACCATTCTTAGGCTTTTCATATATCAACTGGTCTCAATTTAATTCTTCAATAGCTTCAGCAATCCAACTTTGGAATACTTTCATATTACCATTAATTGGAGATATATCTGCTGCATACCCTGTTAAATGAGCAGAAGTTGAAGATCCTCCCACTGCTTTATTAAGCTCCTTATTCCTAAAACCAGAGGAAATCCTGATGCCTGCATTGCCAAGCTGATTGTCATCACAATACTTTGCCCATCTATCTCTTATTGGGTCTAAAAGCTTCTCGACCAACTCTATTAGGTGCTCTGTTATACTCTCATCTGGAGTGTTATTTATATGCTTAATTGAAGCAGTATCAGATCTTGTTAATTCTTCGAGTGTGAAATACTTCATTATTTATATGAATTATGCAGTTTATAAAGATAAATAAAATAGCACACTGCTCCAAATAACGTTAAACTAATAGTAATCCAAAAAGGAATTACTTTAATTAACAAAAATGCAATCATTAATAGTACAACTACTATTACATATTTTAACCAATATTTCATATTATATTTTATTTAAAATTATACTTATCTGTATTCCAGCTCTTCTTAGATGTACTCAAGTATCATAAGGCATAGGTGTATCACAGAATGATAAACCTAAAATGCCAATATCTTTATCCTCAGTCTTTAAATAAAATACTGCTATTTCATTCACTCTGTTGGATTTAAATGCATAATATAATCTTGGATCATCTGCTTCTAAACTATCTATATTACCAAACCATCCATCATTCTTAGAAAACTCTATAATTGAAGTATAGTCAGATAACAGGAAATTTTTATAATGGCTACTTACAGATCGTATTCCTGGTTTAACTTCCTCGGCATTCATTACTCCATAAGTAAACGGAAGTCCTCCTAATCCAGTAGTTCCATTATGATATTCAATAACCCAAGCTCTATCAGCATTGGTACTTTGAAGCAATTCTTTAAGCTTATATTTAATCTTTAAAGTTGCTTCATTTCTTGCAATAGTTTTAGAATTGTGAGTTTGTTCAATATAGGTTACAACCTTATTATAAACAATAGAGGGATTAAGTGTAATAACCATTACATAGGATATAAATATTAATCCAATCCCTGCTTTAAATATCTTTAGTAATCCATATTTATCAACCCATTCTAATACTTTACCAAACCAATTTAATTTATTTTCCATTACATATATTTGAAAGTGTATCCATAAGTTTGTTTTTGTTTACCTTTTAAAACAGCACATATTAAACAGCTGCTAATATTTAATTCTCTTGAAGCTGCTCTTATACTTTTATAGGATTTAACAAAATTACCATTTAAATCATACTGAGAAATTGCTTTAGTTCTATTATTTTGATTTTTCTTACTAATAATAGATTTAGTTTCCTCAGAATGGTGTCTACCGTAAAATGGATTCTTATTTCCAATTCTTGTTTTGGCAAACTCAGAGATAATTTTCTTAGTTTCTTTAGAAATAACGGGATGATTATTAGAATCTGTTCTATTGTAGCCAAATCGTAAATCAGTTGTATTATAATAACCAAATAGATATTTTTCAAGATATTTCATTTCTGATTCACTATCTACATAATATACAGTATGTTGAATATTATCTCAACCATATTTCTTAATTGGTTTATATACAAACTGATCTTTATAACCATCGCCATTTTTTCATCTATAATTAATCTCTTGAGTTGTTAATCCTACGTACCTTTTTCCATTAGGAAATATATGTACATAAACTACATACTGTCTTCACATACTCCAATAATATTGTCAACTTGGAAATCAGCTCTAACAAACACTCCACAGGTAATATCTTTGAACTTTTGATAGAATGGAGTAAAAATTAAAGGATAAGAAATATCAACTTCTGGATATTGGTTATTAAATCGGTTAATTATATTAGTTAATGCTAATATTCCAGCTGATTGCTCTTCAAGCTGATTATTATCAGTCTCATCCCATCTTGATACGAAGTATAGGTTTAAAGAGTAAGTAATAGTATCTTCATCTACACTAAAAGTATTAGGTGTTATATAGAACACATTATACTCAATAGTTGGTAAGCTATTTAACTCATAAATATCTTTACTTCCTACAAAATTGATGTTTGGCTCTTCTAATGCACAAGCTTTTAAATTGCTAATTATCTCATAGTAGGTCATAATTACTTACTCTTTTTATTGTTACTTGAAGGGAAATCATAAGCTCTTTGAAGAGGCCCCTCTCCAGGTTTAATGCTC